CACATTTCCGAAGGATGGGCTTCCGTCGCGGCCGGCGAGCTTATCTGTGAACGAGTATTGGACAACGCTCTTAGACCAAATCCCCAACGACCTATTGCGGCGAGTCGATTCGCACCAATTGCGAACGCTTTGCGAGTGCTTGGCGTTGCGCGATCGGCTTTACGAGGTGTTGGCAGACGACCCGCTCGATAAGACCGTGTTCAGTCACTACATCCGAACGGTGCAGCAGATACAGAGGCTCAGTCCAGTGTTTGGACTGGGCCCAATTGATCGCCGACGAATGAAGATTGAGCAGCATGAACAAGAAACAGAGGAAGAGTGGCAGTAAATGATTGCTGATGGAACGCTCAACATTGTTGCAGACTATGTAGACGGGGTGCTCGCTGGGCATATCACCGTTTCTAAGGCTGTACGCGGTGCTGTTGAGCGTTACGTGCGTGATCTAGGCAATCAGTCTAGCGAGGAGTTCCCGTACCACTTCGACGGCGACTGGGCCGCCAAGTGCATTCGGTTTTATCCGTCAGTAATTCGCCACTCGATCGGGCGCTATGTTGGCCTGCCGTTTGAGCTTTCACCGTGGCAAGCGTTTTGTACCGCCAACCTGTTTGGATGGAAGCGAGACGCAGACAACACGCGGCGATTTCGCAAGACGTACCGAACAATGGCCCGAAAGAACGGCAAGTCAAGTTGGGCCGCGGCTGAGTCTATTTTTCTTGCTGGGTTTGATGTCAACCCGAACACCGGCAAGCCCGAGGCAGTGTCGCAAGTGGTGCTATCGGCTACGAAGCGCGAGCAAGCCGCAAAAGTTGTGCTGGCCGAGTGCGTCCGAATGCGGGCTCGCTCGCCAAACATAGCCAGTAAAAGTCGCTTCGTTAACAAAGAAATGAAGTTCGACCACAACGACGGCGAAATCGTGGCAGTCGGAAGCGACAAGCCATACGACGGACTCAACCCTAGCAGCGTGACTATGGACGAGCTGCACGCATGGCGCGAGTTCCATCGTCCGTTTCACGACACAATGACGACCGGATCAGGTTCCCGCGATCAACCACTGCTGAGCTACATCACCACAGCCGGCGACGACAAAAGCTATTTATGGCGGGAGGTGTACGATTACGCCAAGGGTGTTGCCATTGGTTTGATCGAAGATAGCGAGTATTTCGCTTTCATTGCCGAACTGGACGAGGACGACGACCCGTTTGACGAATCGAACTGGCTCAAAGCCAACCCAAACTTAGGCGTTAGCGTTTCGATCGACTTTCTACGACAGCAAGCACGGGAAATGCGGACGACGCCAATCGGTGTTAACCGATTCACTCGTTACCACGGCAACCGGCTTGTAACCTCGACAGAAAAAGCGTTTGACCTTCAGCAGTGGGACGCATGCCACGGAGAGCTGAGCGACTGGGCAACCGCTGATGCTGTCGGTGCGGGTGCTGACCTCGGCGCGCGCGACGACTTTGCGGCTAAGGCTTGCGTGGCTCGATTCCCGTTTGCTGAGGTCGATGGCAAGACGGTTTACAGATACGAGATTCGCGCACAAGCCTACATTGTCGACGATTCAAAGCGTGACTTAACTCAGCAGCCGTTTTGCAACTGGATTTACAACGAGCAACTACGCAAAAGGCGATTCCCGCTGGCCGAACTGACTGCCGATCTTGTCGAGGATTGCACTGAATACCAACCGCATGCTGTAGCCTACGACCCGTACAACGGGCAACAACTTGCTGAGAGTTTAGCCAGCGAGGGTATTGTTGCAGCTCGGATGGCACAAAACCAAGCCAATTTCAACGAAGCTATCCGCGATTTTCTGCAGGCGCTCAAAGATGGACGCATTACACACGATGGCAATCCGGTTTTGCGTTGGTGCGTCAATAATGCTGTAATTGCAAGGGACAGAAACGACAGATGGATGTTTGATAAGCGGGAGTCAAACGAAAAAATCGACGCGATTGTCGCGGTAGTGATGGCGTTTCGGATGTGTTGCGTTGCTCCTGAGCGAGCAACAGGAAGCCTGTATATTGGGTAAGGATATGTTTTCACTTCTGGCACAACTGATCCGAAACGCAATGCACTCTGACCAACATCAGAATGCGTACATGAACGCGGATAAGGCGGTCACGTATGCTGCGGTTAAGTTTTGCGTGGACAAAATCAGCTCGCACATTGCACAGTGTCCGCTGAACCTGCACAAGATCACGCGGGACCGAAACGAAAAGATATTGAACCACGCAGGCTACCGACTATTGCGTGTTGCACCAAACCGCTACCAGACGCCATACGTGTTTAAGCGGCAACTGATGACACACGCTTTGCTGTGGGGTAACGCTCGGGCCTACATTTGGCGAGGCAATGGCCAAGTCGAGCTGATTCCGCTTATGCCGGATCGCTGCCTCACGCAAATGATCGAAGGCGACAAAGTGCATTTCTACAAGGTGCATCGAGATGAACGGCTATCGCTGGCCGCAGACATCGAGCGAGAGTTGCGGCAAGCCAGAGAGGAAGGGCGGCAGTCGGATGTAGTCGTGCTGGCCGATAGTGAGGTGATTCACTGGCATGGGCTCGGCTTTGATGGCATCGTCGGCAAGTCAGTAGTGGAGATGGCGCGTCGGTCGTGGTCGCTTGGACTAGGACAAGAATCCACCGAGTTCAACCGGCAGAAAAAAGGCTACAACGGCGGCTTGATGCTGTCGGCACCGGCAGGCTTATTGCGCAAAGAAGAGGACGCCAAAGAGTTTCTTGAGAACTTTAAGAAGAACCACAGCGGCGACGATGCAAACCCAATCGGTTTGCTCCGTGAAGGCATCACAGCAGAGGTCAAGGGTATGAGCAATAGTGACGCACAATTTCTGGAATCTCGCAAGTTTCAGCGTGAGGATGTGATGCTGTGGTTCAGTATGCCGACTATGCCAGGGGATAACGCAAGCGTCAGCTATAACAGCTTAGAACAGAAGAACCTGACCTACCGTGTTGACTGCCTCGGACCGTGGATGACCACCATCGAGGAAGAGTGCGAACGCAAGTTGTTGACTGAGGCGGAAGTACGAAACGGTTACTACTTCAAGTTCAACGACGGTGCAATTCTGCGGACCGACAAGCAGACCACAGCCACAATTGGCGCGACGTTAATCGCTTCCCGCGTAGTCAACCCCAACGAGGTCCGAGAGTGGTTTGAAATGAACCCCTACGAAGGCGGCGACGAGTTCGAGAATCCAGCGATTACGACGGGCGCACCAGGCCAAACGCAAGAGCAAGCGACCGATACGCAGGGCATGGCAGAGAACAAGGCCCGCATATCGCAAGTTGAGCAGATGATAAACGTTGAATGTAAGCGGGTAATTGATGCTACAAATGCGGCTAATTTTTGCGACAAAATCTCGAAATTCTACGCAAAATGGGAGCAAACGCTGGCAAATCGGCTGGAATCGGCTGGAATTGATCGAGATTACGCAACTGCACACTGCGAGGAGTCCAGAGAGAGGCTTTTGAGCATTGCGGACCGTGTGCAGACCACGGAGCAGTTGCGGGCGGCAGTTACAGAGGAAACACAGGGCTGGCCTAGTCGTGCCATCTCGCTAGTGCAGGAATTTGAGGTGATGAAATGCTAATTGACCGAGAGACACGCGAAATCTTTGTATACGGTCCAATTGGCGGATCGTTTTTCGAGGAAGGCATCACGGCAGAACTGATGATTGAGGCACTGTCGATGTTCCGCGGCCAGGATGTCACGGTGCGAATCAACTCGCCAGGTGGTGTCGCTGACCAGGGCATCGCCATCTACAACGCACTTCGGCGGCATGACGGCGAGGTTACGACGGTCGTTGATGCTGTGGCTGCTTCTGCTGCCTCGGTCATTGCTGCGGCCGGCCGAAAGCGCAAAACCAGCAAGGGCGGCAAGTGGATGATTCACCGTGCCATGTCGCTGGCGTTTGGTAACTCTACGGAAATGCGAAAAGCGGCTGAGGTGCTGGAAACATACGACCGAAGCATTCTAGAAATCTATGATTCTGTCATGGTCGGCACGCCAGACGACATCGAGGCGATGCTTGACGCGGAAACGTGGTTTACTGGCGAAGAGGCTTTGGCTATTGGTCTAGCCACAGAGGCCGGCGATGACGCGGTAAGCGTCGAGCCAGCGGTTGCAGCATGGTACAAGAACGCACCAAAGGCCGTTGCAGCGAGTGCAGCACCTGTCGTTGTGCCGAAGTATCCTACAAGCCGGCAAGCTGCAGAGATTCGCAATAGAACGATGCACTTGACATTCAAAAGGTAGTATGTAAATTACAAGCTAACAAACCGATTCGCTTTGTTTTCAGCAACTGGTTAGCGGCTGGGCAGGCAAACCGGGATCGTATTTACATACGTTTCCAGTTCGCAGGCCCAGCCGTTTTTTCGTGGCTGGCCTGTGACGCAAAACAGGACCAACCATGAAAAAGTCTATTGAAATTCGGGCAGAAATTGCTGAGCTGTCCGCAAAAGTGCAAGCCATCGTTGAGCTAGCTCAGGCAGAAGACCGTGAACTCAACAACGACGAAAAGAAGGTTGTTGACGAGATCCAAGGTTTAGGCGACAACGCCGGCCAAATTGCCAACCTGCATCAAGAGCTTGAGCGAGCTGTACGGTTCGAGTCGCGCGTCAAGGAAATCGCCAACAAGATTGGCCCAACCCTCGCTCAGCCTCAAAGTTTCGAGCAGCCCACTAGCAGCCTGGAAACGCTCAGGGTTCCGGCTAAGGCTCGCGGTGGTCGCCAGCTACGTGCTTACGAAAACAGCCACGACGGCGAGCGTAATGCTTACATCGCTGGCCATGTCGCACTGGCCATGATGGGCCGCCAGGGCTCGCAAGAGTTTTTGCATGGTCATGGGCTGATCGAAAACGCCATGAGCACCAACGATGGGCTCAAGGGTGGTTTTCTGGTTCCCGAGGAAATGAGCAACGCAATCGTACGGCTACGTGACGAGCGCGGCGTTTTCCCTCGGTTCGCCAACGTGTTCCCGATGGGGTCGGAAGTGGCAATGATTAACCGAGTGATCGGTGATGTCACTGCTTACTGGGTCGGTGAAGGCAAGGAAGTTACCCTGTCGGACGCCGAACTAGGCCAAGCCAAGTTGGTCGCCTCCAACCTCGCCACGCTGACCAAGATCAGTAAGGACATCGACGAGGAAGCGGTTGTTTCGATTGGCGATCTGATTACGACCAGTGCGGGCTACGCAATGGCCGACAAGATTGACCAGGCGGGCTTCAATGGTGACGGCACCTCAACCTACGGCGGCACCAAGGGTCTAGCGTCCGCGCTGAACTCTGCAGCCATCGTTGATGCAGCCAGCGGTAACGTTTCTGCTGTAACGCTTGACCTGACCGACTTTGAAAAGGTTGTCGGCACGCTGCCAGAGTACGGTGCAACGAGCACACCACGCTGGTACATGAGCAAGACCGCCTACTGGAACTCGGCGCGTCGCTTGATGAACGCTGCAGGCGGCAACACGATCGAGACGCTCGGCGGTGTGTACGAGCCAATGTTCATGGGCTACCCAGTGACCTACGTACAGGTGATGAGTGCTGGCGCTGCGATTAGCACAATTGTTGCCTACTTCGGACACCTTGAACTCGGTGCAACGCTGGGAACGCGCCGCGGTGTTTCCTTCTCGGTTTCGACCGAGCGATACTTTGAGACTCGCCAGCTCGGAATCATGGTTGACCAGAAGGTCGCCATTAACGTCCATGAGACCGGCGACACCGTTCGCACTCGTCCGATTGTTGCTCTCAAGACTGCTGCTTCCTAGTAGTCGCCTGATGCGGGCCGGTCACTGAGGCTGGCCCGCACTACCAAACAAACCAAAGCCTTACGAAAGTGACAAAAATATGAGCAAGCTACACAATGCTAAATTCGTCCAGGTGATTGCACCGGCTGCAATTACGGACGACGCAAGCTTTACGACCAACGCGGTTGATACCGCTGGCTTCCACTATGCCACATTTATTTTTAACCTCGGTGCGACTGACATCGCGATGACTGCATTCAAGCTGCAGGAATCAGATATTTCGGGCAGTGGTTACGTTGACATCGCTGGTGCTGACTTGTCGAGTGCGACTGACATCGACGGAACAGCAACGGCTCTTCCAAGTGCGACCGACGATAACAACTGCATTGTGATCCAGGTCGATTTGCGTGGACGCAAGCGTTACCTCGATTTGGTCGCAACTGCTGGCAACGGCTCCGCTGGCACTTTTGCAAGTGCCGTATGCGTTTTGACGCAAGCCGATGTTGCACCTGAAAGCGTCACCGCTGCAGGATGCGAAACGCTGGTGCGAGTGTAATGTTGGTTGAGTTGGTCAAGCCTTGGCAGGGGTGGCAAGTCGGTCACAGATTCCCGCTCATGCCAAGGCCCGTCGCGAAGCTTTTAGTGCAGATGCAGGTCGCAAAGGTCGTTGACGATGCAGAGACACATGATTGTGCCACGCTCAACGGTGACGGTGCAGCCAACGCAGGAGCCAGTAGCACTAGCCGAGGCGCGCAGGCACGTAGAACTCGCCGCAACAAACGTTGACCATGACGCGATTCTGCTCGGGCACATTCAAGCAGCCAGGGAGCAGTGGGAGCGCGACACGAGCAAGTGTCTGATTAGCCGCACGCTGCAGATAAAGACACACGAAATATACGACGGTTTCCGATTTCCTGAGCGTCCGGTAACGGCGATTACATCCATCCGCTTTTATCCGCTGACGACGATTGAAACGCTGTCAACAGACATTTACGAGCTTGACGCTTTAACGTCAACGGTCAGGCTCAAGTACAACCAGGTTTGGCCATCATTTGCGGACCGCTGGGACGCCTGGGAAATCAATTACACAGCCGGCGAACACAGCGAACCGTCGCAAGTGCCAGGAATCGACAAGCAAGCAATCCTGCTCTATGTCGGCTACCTGTTCCGAGGCAATCGTGGCGATGACGACCGACCAAGCGATTTGAAAGCGTACGAAAGCCTTGTAGCGCGTCACATGCGGAGTACATACCCATGAGGCAACCACGTACAGGCGCAACGGCATCTATGCACCACAGAATTAGCGTACAGTCACCGACGACAGACGACAGCAGTGGGCAGCCTATTCGATCGTGGACGACAATCTACAAGAAAGAACCAGCAGCATGGACGCCAACAGCGGGCGCAGAGGTTATCCGTGGCAGGCAAGTTGAAGCAGGCATAACAGGCTACTTCACGGTTGGCTATCGAGACGGTTACAGCGTGGAGCAGCGTGTTGTCCATGACGAACTGACTTATGGCGTTGTGTACGTCAAACCAGTGGGCGGGCAGCGGCGTTACATCGAGTTACACGTAAAGGCTATCCCTGAGTAATGGCACGCAATGGCATCGATATCAAGATGACGCTTCCGAGCGATGCTGAGCTAAAACGCCTGTTTAACGCTGTGCCATTGCTTGAACGAAACAAGGTATTTGATGCAACACTGCGGGCTGGCGGCAATGAGATTGCAAAACGCGCAAGACAACTAGCACCTCGGTCAAGCAAAACCGGATCGGCAAAAAAGTGGTCCAAGAAAATGCTGGTCGATGGCGGCACAGGTGGAACGCCACGAAGCAAAGCTGAAAAACCATTGTGGAAAACGATCGCTTTGGTTGTGCGAAAGTACGGAACGGGCGGCGTGTCAGTCGTTGGACCGAAATGGCCCGAGGGCAATAAGGCCTACTTCAACACATCGCCAAGCGGACGCAAGCAGGTGTTGTGGGGCACGCGGACGGGGCGAGCAGTCGTGCCAATTCGCAACTGGATCGTTCAGGCGTTCGATGAAACAAAACAACTCCAGCTATCAGCGATGAAAAAGAAGTTGCGGCAAAAAATGCAGGAGATTTGGGAACGTGGCTGATGTCGTGTCTGCGGTCAGGTCGTACTTACTTCACCAATCGTCCGTTACGGACTTGATCGGCCAGCGTATGTACTTTGACGTACTGCGGCAAAAAGCAACGCTACCAGCAGCGACTATCAGCAAGGTTTCCGAATTACACGACCACCTATTAAGCAATCGCTCAGGTTTTGTTGCAACGCGGCTGCAGATCGAGTGCCACAGCACGACGCGACTTACAAGCAACGCGATGGCTGAGGCGATTTACAAAAGCGGCATTGCAGCCGTGAAGGGACTAACGCACTCCGTCAATATCCGCGGCGTAACCGTGGACGACGGGCAACGCAACTTCGTCATTAACGACAACGACGGCGGCGACGATCACGTTTATGTGACCCAGATTGATGTAAAGGTTTCGTACCAGGAGTAATGAGAGATGGCAGATACAGGTAATGGTGCGACACTGACGCGCACTGGTTTCGTGGTGGACATCCGCTCGATCACAATCGGCAATCAGACTATCGACCTGCTCGATACGTCGCTAATTTCCACTACTGGTTTTATGGAAAAGATTTCAGCAGACCTTGCGGACGCTGGAAGTTTTACGGTTGAGTATCTTTTTGATGCGACGGACGCAGACGTTACGCTCGGCGGTGCTGCGGTCAGTACGACAATTACATTTCCAGGCACTGGCACGCCAGCAACACTTGCCGGCACTGCCATCTGCACCGACAAGAAGTTTCCTGACCTGCAAAACAACGAGCTGCAAGTTGCGTCTGCAACATTCACCTGGGATGGAGTGACCGGCCCAACGTTCACCGCTCAGACTGCATAAGGATGACGCGTTGAAAGTCGAAATTGTTCCAATGGTGCTCACGCTGAAGTATCGGCATGGGCACAACGAGTACCAGATCGAGCAGCCATACGACCAAGCGAGAGTGTTTGTCGATGGTGTACAGGTCGGACTGACCATGACCGACCCGCAAGACGAAAAATACATGATTTTACACCCACTTAGCCGCGGTTATCCAAGGCAGTTTGTGGAGATGGTAGTCAAAGCATCTGATGGTCAGTTGCGCGGCACGCTAAATAGCCCAGTGCCGATGGAAGAAGAAGAACTCGAAGAGGACGACGAATGAGCTTGCGTGAAAAGCTGAAAGCAGCAAAGCCAAGGGAAAAGCGACTTACACTTGACGGCGACAAGTATCTTGTACGCGGCTTGAGTCGCGTCCGCAAAAACGAGTTGGTCGAAAAGTGCCAGGCGAAGGGCAAACTGAACAACGCACTGCTGGAAGCGACATTACTTTCAGAATGCGTATATGACCCAGCAGACGGCAAGCTTGTAATGAGCGATCCGAACGACTGGGACGTCCCATCACATATTGCAGGCCCGCTAATCAAGGCGTGTATCGAGGTTTGCGGTTTTGATGACAGCGACGAGGCCGCGGCACTTGAAAAAAAATCCGAGGCAACCGCGGGCTAAGGCTTGCGTTTAGGCTGGCCCGCGAGCGTAGTATTGAGGATGTAGTTGAGTGGTACGAGTCGCTTCCTGATGAAGTGCTGAATCAGTGGTTGGCTTACGATCGGGTCGAACCTGTGGCTTGCGAATGGGAGCGGCACGCGTCGTTGATGGCGATGCTAGAGGCGATTCAGGCAGCAGTAATGAACCCGCACTTAGAAAAGCAGGATCGAATCAAACCACGCAAAGCGGAAGAGTTTTTGCCGACAGGTTTCGTGAAGCAACAGCAGAAGCGGCGGCGAGTGACACTTGCACAACAACTAGCGATGGTAGCCAAGGCGTTTGGCGGAAGGTTTGGCGATGGCAACAACGATTAACTCCTATTCGGTTAGCCTGTCGCTTAACGCCAGTGACTACATCCGCAATAGTTCGCTGAGCCGGCAAGAGACTGCACAGCTTAGGCGAGCGATCGAGTCGGCTAGAGATCCAAGCGAAAAACTGGCTAGGTCAACAAACACCCTCGACAAAGCGTTTCGTGCTGGCGCCATTGACATCAAGGTTTACACGCGGTTGATGCAAGACGCCGAGGCCAAGATGCATAAGGCACAGCAATCTGCAGACGGCTTGTCGGGCTCACTCAAAGGGGTTTCGGCTGGCAGTTCAGCGGCGGGCAGTGCGTTTGTTGCACTGGCTGGCCGGCTGGCTGGTCCTGTCGCAATTATCGAAACGCTACGACGGTCGCTGACCGCGAGTTTTGAAATTGAGCGAGCTAAGGCGTCGCTTGAGGTGCTGATGGGATCGGCTGCAGCGGCTGAGCAACAGCTACAAGACTTGCGAGCCATCGACGCACAAAGCCCGCTAACGTTTGAAGCAGGCATACAGGCGACCCGTACGCTACTATCCTTCGGTGTTGCTGCTGAAGATGTCACAGGCACGCTGAAGATGCTTGGCGATGTGACAGGAGCCGACAACGAGCGATTTAAGTCGCTGGCGTTGGCTTTTGCGCAGGTGTCGGCAGCCGGCAGGCTGCAAGGACAAGACCTACGGCAGATGATTGACGCGGGCTTTAATCCGCTGCAAGAAATCAGCCGCAAGACGGGCGAAAGCTTGGCTGAGTTAAAGACACGCATGGAAGCGGGGGCCATTAGCTCGCAGGAAATTGCGGCGGCGTTTCAGTCCGCAACCGGCGAAGGCGGTCAGTTTAGCGGAATGATGGACAAGCTAGGCGACACCGCTAGCGGCAAGTTTGGTCAGGCCACATCGCAACTGCAGCAGTCTCTCGCGTCTCTTGGCGAGGCGCTGTCGCCGCTGGTTGTTGGGTTGTCGGACCTGACTATTCGGCTTGTGCGGCTACTCGATATGCCGATTGCCATCGTCCGCAACATAGCTGAGGGGCTTGGCTTTCTGGTTGCAGTTGTGGTTGATATAAGCGATTCCTTTGCGAACCTTGCAAGCGGCAACGGCGATCTTGCGTGGCAGTTTGAGCGCACCAACGACCTCCTCAACAACATCGGCAAGACAGCGGACACGACCGGCGAAGCACTTACCGGCATGGGAGACGCAACGACCGGGGCTGCAAGCAAGGCAGGCGCAGCAGCGGGTAAGTTTGCCGAGAACATGAAAAAGATTCTCGCGGGTTGGCAGTCTGAGGCTAAAGCAAGCGAGTCGGCTTTTGCTTCGCAGATAGACGCGATGCAAAGTGCCATTGAAGTAAATACGTTTGGCGAAGGAAAGAAGGAAGAAATTGACGCTATACGTAATCTGTTCGATGTGTCAGACGCGACTCAGCGACAAGCACGCGCACGCTTCGACGAGATGATTGCGGCTGGCCAAATGATGAGCGCAACGGCATTGGCCTACACGTTCACCGACGAGCAAGAGGCACAGCTCGAAGCGTTCCGAAACCTGCAAAAGCAAACCAGCGAAATTGAAAAGCAGCAACGCATCCAAGCAGACCTAAAAAAGCAAGAAGAGACGCGAGCCAAGATTGCACAAAAGGCACTAGAAAACGCACGGGCACACTTCGAGTCAGAGCGTCAACGGCAGATGCAAATGCGGCAGACGATCGCGGACACGGGTGCGGGATCGGGCATGGAAGCTGGCAGTGGGGAAGCGGCTCGGTTTATGGCTGAACAGGCTAACGCACGCATTGCTGGCATGGTGGACATCCAAGGACCACAGGCAACCGACGAGGGTATTTTGGAAGAAGCTAAGAAGCAAGCTCAATCGTTAATGAGGCAAGAGCAAAAGCAGGATCGGATGCTCGCTATTTTGCAGCAACAACTTGAGGCTGCGCAGCAAAACGGATTTAAGAGGATTCGCTAAATGGCAACAACACTGCTTGGCGAAGCTCGATCTGGCGACGGCTACCTACGCTCTAACAACGGCATGCCGTCTTACGAAGAGACTTGGCATTACATCGTTGAATCTGACACCGAGTTTGAGAATCGTGCTAACGTCATTCTCACGCCTGGGCTGCCATCGATCAACGTCACGCCATCGCCAAGTGGTGTCGGCGTGTGCCGCGGCGTCAGGTGCAACAGGCGCGACGGCAATCCACGCATCTGGGATGTGACTGTTGAGTTTAGTAGCGAAGTTGCCGACCAGACAAGTTCAGCCGATCCATCGACTGACCCCGAAACGTGGATTCCGATCTACGAGACAAAGTTTGAGCGGCTGCAAGAAATTGTCACTAAGGACTACAGCGACGTTGCCATTTCAAACTCGGCTGGCCAACCATTTCAGACTGGCTTGACCGTTTCGCGGTTCATCCCATGCTGGGAGTTTTTCCAGCTCGAATCGGCAGGGCTGTCCGACGAAGTGATTATTGCACGCAACGAAACCATGAACTCGACAGCGTTTCGCGGGCGAGCAGCCAAGACGCTATTGCTGACGGTCATGTCAAGCGTGGTTGGCTACTACTACGGACAGCCGCGGCGACTAAGCCGCTACAGCCTCAAGTGGAACTTTCGCAAGTGGACGCACAAGCGACTAGATGTGGGCACTGTGTTCTTAGACGGCAGCGACCTTAAGCCCTATCTCGATAACGGCACGCCTCCCAACGTAATCCTTGGACCGCTCAACGGCAGCGGCGCCAAGGGTACAGCCGGCGACCCGCCAGCCATTCTCGAATTCGACATGTACAACTCAATCGACTTTACCAACATTCTGAGGTAGGCATGGCAGCACTAACCATCACGGCAATTCGCCCAACGGACAACACGACGTTTTCACCAATCGTTAAGTACGGAGCGACCCTGGCTGTTGGCGTGCCGGTCTACCTTGACCCAGCAGATCGAGAGCACAAGGCAGCCGACAACAATGCATCAGCTGCAACCAGGGCGGTTGTTGGCTTGACGTTTTCCCCTGGCGTCGATGGTGGCAATGGCGTACTCGTGACCCGCGGCAGTGTTGTGCTCGTCGGTGCCACAATGGTCGAAGGGGCCAAGTATTACCTTGGTGCAACTCCTGGCGAAATCGTGCCATTTGCAGACTTGGCGACTGGTCAGCCTGTTGTCGAGATCGGAAGTGCGGTAGACGCGACCACGATGAAGCTTGGCATCGATGACATCGGAGCCACGATCGCATGATAGACGAAAGCACCTACGGCTTCAACAAGTCCGATGCGGCTGAGCTTGTGCAGTTGATCGGCGGTGGCGATGTTGAATTCGAGGAAATGAAACCTACGCTAACCATTGCTGCGTGGTGTTGCTTGGCACAGCTATCGGCAGCGTTCAGTAGCACGCCAGCCACGTTCACGGTCGACAATGTTACTCCCCTCAGCTATGGATCACCTGTCGCCAATGCGTCCGCAACACTTACGGTGACGAACCGCTATGACTGGGAATCGGGCGACGATAACGCCAAGGTAGAAATCGTCTACGATCCGATTGGCGAAGTGTGGATTCCTAGGCAAATGGAGTGCCCCGCGTAATGGCCAAGGTTCCGTTTCCATGTTGCTGTTCACCTGGTAACTGTGGAGATTATGGTTTGGAGTGGGAATACAACATCAATGATGTGGTGGTCGCAGATCAGGATAGCTACGCGAATGCCGGTATTGCGGGTGTTTCACCGTCAACAGGCTATGGCGGAGCACTTTGGTACTACTGGGATGCAGCTACAGCCATAGCCGTACTCAATGCGTGGGCTCAATCAGTCACATTTGATCTAGTGGCAGATTCAGACGGACCAGGGACCATCGAACTAAGCGGCCAATCGTTCGACATAGGCTATCGCAAATTACTTTCAACCACTCTTAATCTCAGCGTTGAGCTTTATGCGGTAGAGGGCGTTATAAAGCCCGCTCAGATTTCTTTCATTCCGTACACGTTCACGTGGGATGACATTGACGCAATCGTCAGCATTCGCGAAGGCGTCGGTGGAACGCCTAGCCGACGATTGACACAGCTTTCGCTGTACGGGACGCTCACACACGATCCACTGCCAGGCACGGCTACGGTGACGCAATTCACGCTGCCCAACCTTGGGTTTTCGAGCAATGTTGCAGGCAAGTTTCTGCTCGCTCACTTCCGTACAATCCCGGCGACAAAGTCCTGTGCTCGCCCAATTCGCGCAGATTTGGAATTACTAAGAAGCGTAAGCCCTTACTATAGCACAGACATAATGTTTTTTGAAGACTGGCTAGTCACTGCGGACACTTTCCCTAACAGGCTGGTCTCTATGGAAATGCCTTGGACGACTAGCACTGACCCGTTTGCCGTAAGCCGAGCCGATTTTGATTTGGCGTGATAATGCACACAGAGACAACACCCAGGATGCGAATCTGCTTGAAGTGCGAGCATATTCGCGGCGTGTACTGCTCGCTGTATCTGCGGCCGTGTTCGACCAAAAAGCTATGGGAGGGCCGGTTAGCCCCTCCCGAAAAGTGCCCGCATAAAGACAAGCACGAACAACTAGCCGGCGAGCCCACACCATCGCAAAGATAACCATCGAACTTGACAGCGTGACGTATCGGCGGCTTATCGCACTTGCAATTGAGCAAGGCAAGACGCTGGGTAAAACGCTTGAAGAGGCGGCAGTACGCGGGATTAACCTAAAAAGGAAACGGCGTCATTATGGGATGGACAATCGAACCAATGCATCGAAACGTCTACAGTCTAAATTTCGACGCAAGCGAACAGCGTGAATTTTGGATTCTGTTACGATCAGATGCACACCACGACAATCCCAAGTGTGATTGGGACATGGAGCGGCGACACCTACAGCAAGCCAAGGAACGAAACGCACCAATCATCGACAACGGCGACTTGTTTTGCGCGATGCAAGGCAAGTGGGACAAACGCTCAGATAAGGCTGCAATGCGACCAGAGCACCAAGGCGGCAATTATCTTGATCTACTAGTCGAGGAAGCTGCCGACTTTTACAAGCCGTATGCAAGCCAGTGGGCGATCATCGGCAAAGGCAATCACGAGACAGCGATCCGCAAGCAACACGAGACCGACTTGACCGAGCGGCTAGTGTCGCGTCTCCAATCGTTTGGCTCACCTGTTCAGGGTAGCGGCTACGGCGGCTACGTACGGCTGAATTTTATCGAGTCGCCTAATAAGCATCACAAGACGATTTGGCTACATCACTACCACGGAACGGGTGGTGGTGGACCTGTTACGCGGGGAACGATCCAGACTAACCGACTGGCTGTCATGCACCCCGATGCTCATATTGTGCTGACAGGTCACACGCACGACGAATGGGTTATGCCGATCCCAAGGCAACGCGTCACGCGATTCGGGCGTCCGTATCACGACGAGCAGCTACATATCCGCGTGCCTGGCTACAAGGACGCGTGGGGCGATGGCGACAGCGGCTGGGAAGTCGAGCGAATGCTAGGGCCCAAGAATCTTGGGGCTGCGTGGCTATACGTGCGGTGCTACCGCGACGGCGACCATCGAGAGGTCGAAATCGAAGCTCGGCGGGCTAAGTGATGCACATTACGCTAATGGGCCGCCGATACCGCTTGCAATTTTGCCGCCTGGGCCGCGAGCAAGCACGTGGCATCTGTGACCCGCCAAGCATCCGCGGCAAGCAGATTCGCATCGACGAGCGGCTCAAGGACGAGGAGCAGCTCGAAGTCATTTTGCACGAACTACTGCACGCTTGCGACTGGCGGGCGGACGAGCAGCACATCACTGAGCAGGCCGAGGACATGGCTCGCGTTCTTTGGCGGCTGGGCTATCGGCGATCGGCCAGTTAAAATGCAAGTAGCGACTGGCGGGTGTGAGCCGAAAGACCCGCACCGTGGGCGTTTCGGTGTACTCGCAGCGGAGCTTTAGCCAGTCGCTTTTCTTTTGCCCAAAATAGTTTACATGTCAACTATATAGAGCTTGTGAAATTCTGCACAAAGTCTTTTTTGGAAAAATCTAGCTCCTGATCAAGTATAGCTCTTGATTAAGTAGTACCGCTAGTGTATCATACTAGAGTAACGCAAAGGAGACAAAGATGCTAGTCGCAAACAAGATGATTGAAAACCTGATTAACGAAGACAACGACATCTGCCGCATTACTCTTCGGACTTATGCCTACGACGGACTGGGCGAGCCAACCAGTGACCTCTACCAGGTTGACTGCTACAGCTGCCGCCAACTCTGCCAGACGGAAGAGTTTGAGACGATCGAAGAGGCCCGCCAGTTCGCCCAAGAGTGGCTGGCGGGGGTCGCGGTGTAAAAATTTCACATGCGAGAAAAATGGGCTAGAAAAAAAATCCAAAATCTTTTGCTCTAGCCCGTGCAATTCGGTAGACAATTCGGCAGACGATATGTACAATACAGGGCATGGCAAGCACAGTGCGAGCCAACAAAACGCTAACCGGGAGTTGAAATGATGACAACACAAGACACAACAGCACAAGACGCAATCCGCAAGCAACTACTTGACCTAGCCGACCGCTTGGGAATCGACGAGCAGGAGGCCGGGGAAGCCGAGTGGGCTGCCTACTTGTCAGATCAGGAATTGGCAGCAGCTATCGTGCTCATGCGCCCAGAAGCGGGCGAGCAAGTTGAGCGACTGGCGCAACAGTAATGCGTAGCCGTGTCGCACGATCGCTAGCGTGGTACTTGCCGCTAGCGACCCGTGACGATGTGGCGACTAGCCGGTGCTACAGCGGTGCGCGAACTGTAGCTTTTTTAACGCTGACGGACCATCAATGACCGACCGTATTACAATCCGCCTCGGCAGCCTCTCCTCACCGCTCCAAGCCGCCGCCAATGCCGCTTGCGTATCCATTACCGAAATGGGCCGCCGCTGCATCGAGCAGCAGCTAGGAGTGGAGCACGTGCCCAACCTGCGAGGCAATCCGAATGTTGCCGAGTTGGCTAGGAAACGATGGGCCAAAAAGAAGCAGGGGGGTAAATCTCAAGCATGGCAAGCATGACCACCACCAACACACACGGCGGCAAGCGTCCAGGCGCTGGCCTCAAGCCGTCTGGCAAGCAGCCACGCAACATAACGCGGTCAGTCAAGCTGACCGCGGATGAGGCAGCCTACATCAGCGAGTTCGGGACGGGCGAGCTGTGGCGGCTGCTGCAGGCGTCCAAGCATTTTCAAGAGTGGCAGCAGTTATCGCAATTTGAGGAGCCACCCAATGACCACGCAAACAACAACCCTTCTCCGCAAGCTAGCCCCAACCCGCATCCGCTTTAACAGCCGCCGCATCGGGCACAGCAAGCGCGGCATGACGCAAGTCGACCAGCAAGCAGACCTTGAGCGTGCAGTCAAGCGCTGGGGCGATGTCGAAATGACCTGGGACGAACTCTACGGCTGCTGGCGTAATGTGTCGCCGGTGGGACATGTGATTGTGATTATGGCTTACGAGGGCAACAAGCGATGAACATCGCAGAATGGATCACGACAAACGCAAGCCTGATCGAGGCGAAGTTTGGGCGCAACGAAACCGAGCCTTATTTCGGCAATGTCAGTCAGACGCAGCTTTCGGTCGCTCGTCACTACGGCGGCTGTCGAGTCAATAACGCTTACTACGACTACAACGCAGAGCATGATCTGCTCATTCGTGAGGATGTGTTGAAGTGGATTCGCAAGCAAATGAAAGCAGCCAAATGACCGACCGCGAACAACTTGCAAACATGCGCGCCGAACTGCTAGCCGCACTGCTCGAATCAGCCGACTACACCGAGCTTTACGACCGAGTCATGGCGGCAATCGAACTACCAGCGAAGTAGCTGGTTCCCTGCGACGGTTAACCTTTCGCGATTTTGACAAACGCACCGTCGCAGGGTTTGTATACAAGAAATTGACAGGCTACAACACCGCTGAGCCGCTAGCTGGCTCGCTGGCTAGATGGTGGCAGGGACTGATCTCCCCCCATAAGCCGATCGGCGGTTTTTTACAATAGGACAGGGTCAGGATGCCATCGCCAATTTATCCTACGCGGCAACCCGTCGACGAGGCGGAATTTATCGACGCGTGCATGAGCGGCGAATACACGCGGCACGGACTGGCCAAGAAATTCCGAATCTCAAAGAACCGCATTGAACGGCTGCTGATTCGCTTGGACCTAGACATTTACGTCAAGTTTTCGCCGATCACCATCAACACTGCAAACCATCAAACGCTTGAACTGCCAGAGCCTACCAAAATCCCAACGCCAACGGGTGCAATCCCAGGGTCAAGCGACAAGGTCGAAGTGCTGCGAAAGCGTTTTGAGGCTGGCGAGCACTTGTTCCACAACCTTGATGCTGATTACGAAGGTTACAGGCCATCGAAAAGCATAATAAGAGGTGGTCAGCGTGAGCACAGCTAAAACAATCCACCAACAGCCCTACGCACGTCGGCTAATGTCGCATCACCTCGACGACTGCGAGCGACTGGACCTGTACTACTCGGACGCTCCAATCTGGACGGTCGACGTTCACGAGCGGGATGTGCGAACACAACTATTGCTCCAGCGCTACGGCTATCGCTGGATTTGCACTGGGAAGGGAAGCGAAGGGGACGTTTACACATTTAGGATTGATCGAGATGAGCATTTCACGAGAAGACCATCTGGCAGCAGTTCAAGGCGACATGGTTGAACATTGCAATCACATGCTAGCCAGTATTTTGCACGACTTAGGTGTGCGGCTGCTAACTGCATCGATTGAAATCTGCAACCGCGGCGAACCAAATTTGGCAGCAGTGCGAGAGTTGTGTCGGGTCATTGCAAACGACTTGACGGACGATTGGCCTTTTGACTTTGAGGAGCTTTTTGAGCGGGAAGCGGATAAAGAGGTTACGTACTACGTCAAGGACATCGAAAACGTGATCGAAGGCGTCAAAGCAACAATGCGCAACCAAATCTTTGCAGCGTTGATTGGAGCGAATGATGAGTGACATGCCGGGGTGATCTATTTAGTAAGTTCGACATGCTCGGCAACTTGGGTTGGTTATTTCTCTTTTTGGAGTGAGTAAGATCATGGCATCATCGACCGTTGAAATTGTGTGCGATAGCTCTCCGTTCGTTCTATTTGCCAAGCTTCTTGAGAGTCGCCTCAAGATCAGCGAGCGATCGTTCGAGCTTGGCGATCTCGGATTTGAATTGTTTCGCGCCGAGAGTGATTTCAGTTCCGCATCCGCAGGTAAACTTGTTGTGCGTCTTTATCCATCCGATGGTTTTCTTCGTTTTGCGACGACAATTTTCGCAGAGGATTTCGATGCGTGCTGCGGCTCTCGCATGACATCGGAGCAGTGATAACCGATCCGCCGTATTTTTTGCCAGCGGTTCATCATATTGTGAGTTGGAGTAACGAAGGCGATGTGGTGTTGGACCCGTTTAGCGGGTCAGGCACAACCGCGAGGATGGCGAAAGACAACGGACGGCGTTTCATCGGGATCGAGGTGAATCCCGAATACGTCGAGATTTCACAACAGAGACTGGCCCAGGGCGTGTTGTTCTAGGTCAGGGGAACGCTCACATTCACGCGGTTGCGTGAGAAAGGTTTGGTATGAAAGAAACGGCTGATACGCAACTCGCGTGCAATGTGTTGTTATCCAGCGACATTGCCGTTGGTCATTGCGTGATTTTGAACGACGTTGAACAACCATGCGGACGATTGGTTGCCGTGATTATGGCAATCGAAGGCGGCATTGCGTATTGCAATTACCTGAATGCTGACGCTCAGTTGAGTTCGTACAACAAAAAACTAGGGATGGCAATACAGATTGAAGGCGGCATCCACAATATGACTCCCGTTGGTAAGTTTGGTGTCGAGGTCGATTACTATCCACAGGTTGGCACCTACTGCTGCGAGAGAGTCGGCGATTCGGTCGCAACATACCGCGACGGAAAGCCTCGCAAGTGGCAGGAGAATGTGCCGCTACAGTACACAGCTAGACGCGAAGTGGCGAAGGTCGCTACGTCTGGATAACGCTTGGGTTCAATGGGTCACCGTCATTGAGCCTACCGTCAGAAAAAACGTGACCGGCGACTCCATTGCAACCCATTGTTCCCCTGCTTATGCGATTCCTGATCGACAAATCACCGAAAGACGTTGAGCGAAAGCGAGAATTGCACCCCAGTTTGGTTGAGGGCCAATTGTGTACCCCGTTGACCAATTACAAAAATTGGGGCGGCGTGTTTGCGATCGACAACGGAGCATATAGCGGGTTGGATCGTGACGCATGGTTTCGGGTGTTGAAGAAACACGAACCGTACAAAGATCAGTGTCTGTTCGTCGCAATTCCCGACATCGTCGGGAACGCACTTAGAACGGATGACTTGTATTTCCACGTCACGAAGGACGCGAGAACACACCCATACACGCGACAATGGGCATACGTCATGCAAGACGGGCACGAAGACAGGCGAATTGATTGGAACGCGATGTTTGGAAAATGGATGTTCATCGGCGGAACGGATCGGTTCAAGGATTCGGCAGCTGCGTATGACATCGTGAAAACGGCCAAGGCATTGGGCGACATAAGAATACACGTCGGGCGAGTCAACACGCCCCGACGTTACGAAGCTTACGCATCACTTGGATGCGACACATGCGACGGAAACGGCGTTGGTCAGTACGACCACATGCTAGACAAGATCGCGAGAGCGATCAGCGGAGAACCGGAACCAACACTATTTGACAGCGAGGAAGCGGCATGAATGGATTGCCACCCGAAACAATGCAGAGGTGGGAGAGAACATGATTGTGCATACAACAACCGTCCACGGACGGTGCCCGATAAACGGATCGTGGGACTACTACGAGCTAGAAGTGCGTACCGATGGATTTGTGAAGTGCGAAGACATCGAAGCGGCTTGTGATCGTGTTCGCGGCAGCGAGATGACGCAGGAAGCGATGGCCGAAGAATTACGGCTTGCGGACGAGATACCGTCAGATTGCGTGATCGTGTTGCGTGGTCGGCACGGGCAGAATGTCTCAACGCTGGTTGAGATTTAAGTCAGGTCGCAAGCCGGAACACTAACAGGTCTGCATGATTCCACAAAACACTAGACCGGCAACTCCGGTACAACATTTTGTTCATCGGCCTTTGACAGCGCCGCAACTCTTCGCACGGTATGAGCCGCAAGGAGATGAGACGTGCTTCTATTGCGGTGGTCAATGCGATCAGACGCACTCGGCAAAAGCCGTGGTTAAATCGTCGTTTACCGGCTTGGATACAGTGACCTTATCCAATTGGGTTTGCGTTGGGTGCGTCGATGCAATGCAAGAGAAAATCAACATAACACAGATAGACGGGGATTCTCGCGACGGGCAAAAAGTGCGTGGGTATTCATGGATTATCACAGCAACCGAACGCAGCGCATGTACAAAATCGCATCGCGTGCAATTACTTGATGCGTGCATCAATCCCCCGGCAACACCGTTTGTAGTTTGCATTAGTGACAGCGGCCAAAAGCATCTCATCTATCGTGCAGTCGTTAATCACAGTCGAGAGACAATCACGGTGACGTTGGAGGGCGAAGCCATCACGTACCAGCCGCAAGAATTGATTGAGCGGCTGCAATTGTGTAAGCAGATCGCGGCAGCCACAGGTAAGCCAGCGATGAAAGAGCCGATGAGCACGCAGACGCAAATGCGAATCATCGAGCATTACGAATCGGATCATGTACTAGCAGCGTGGCTAGATTGTTTTTCAGAACCGCTCACGCGATTGGCGGTTTGGTTGTGTCCAGCCAAAGAGGAATGCCTGAATGTCTACCCAGCAGTTACCCAGCGCGAACGAAAGCCTAAGCACAGAGCAGTTGCGGCAACGCCTAGCCTCTTTGATTGATCCGCAAGCGGAAAAGCCTGAGTGGTATGCGGAAGTTGCCAAAGGTTTGGCGATTCAGTTTTGTGCTTCACTGCCCAGCGTGTTTGGCGAATCTTTAGACCGAATGACCATGTGGGACAAGATCGCGGCAGCGATTGAAAGCGGATACGCCAAGACGGTCAGTGGTGACTTGGATTTGTTCGTGCAGCATGTGCTTGAGTCCATCAAAGCCGATCCTGCCAAGGCGGTAGCGTGCGAACGATTGACCGATGCAATCGATGATTTACAGCGATTGCCAGAGCAAGAGCGACAGGATTGGTTGCAGTATTTGGTTACACATCTGATTCCAGTTTTGGTTTACGCTCGTCGCGCTCACAAGGACAACATGGGAGTTCGCAGCTAATGAAGACATACACAATCCAATGTTTAAGCGAAGCAGTTTCGCCAATCACGCACATGAGCGGAACAGCGGGCAACGAAGGAATCGTCGCACGCGAGCCGGTGCATACCGAGCGTGGTGTGATGATGATTCCATTCCTTAGCGGCAACGCATTAAGACATCGATGCGTTCGCGAGCCGATGGCAATGTGGTTGATTGATCGTTACGGTCTCAAGGGTCAGTTGTCGTTGCTGCAATTGAATTTTCTTTTGCATGGTGGCAACCTTACCATGAGCAACGCACATGAAAACACGCGACGCATCGCGGAGATGCACGAACTGTGGCCGATGCTTCGGTTGTGCGGTGGGTCGTTGCAAGATCAGATCTTAGCCGGATCAATGGACGTTTGGCGTGGTACTCTTGTATGCGAAGAAAACCGCGACAGCCTCAAAAAGACCTTGGGCTACATGCCAACCAAGCGACTGTTGAGCAGCGAGCGATTCTTGAGCGCGTACCAATACACGCGAGGCGACGGAACAAAAACGGGACTCGCAAAAGAGCGTGATGATTTGATGGAGCAATCCAACCTCATGATTTACAGCGGCCAAGCAGTCACTCGAGGAGCGTTGTTCCATCACGGATTTGTTTTGAAGCACGTCAACGAATTAGAGATTGGTTGCCTGTTGTTGTCCTTGCGATTGTGGCAATCCAGCGGCGGAACGATTGGCGGCAATGCTCGGCTTGGTCATGGTCGATTGCAGTTGTCTCTGCTCGATTGCAAAGACGATGACGCAATCGTCGATGCATACGTGGAGCATGTGGACGCGGTGAAAGATCGTGCGGTTGCGTGGCTTAACGATTGCTTCGCTAAGGCAGCAGCGGCGAAAGAAAAGAAGTCTGCAAAAAGCAAACAGAAAGCGGGCGGGGCTGCTCAATGGCTAATTGGAAAGTAACCGCGGTGCTTTCCAGCCCGTTAGCTGGCGAGGCACCATACATTGATTCGTTGCTTGAATTTGAGATGGCCCAGCGTCACGGCAAGGCCCGCACAATTCAGCGAGGCGAACCAGCGTCGCCAGTCGGCAGTATTCACTTACCGTGCTTGCGTGGAGAGTTCGGCGGAGTCAACGGAATACCTCGTTGTTCCGCTCCAATCGTTGCACCTGAGAACGTCAGGCATGAGCATTTTGCAAAACGGATCAGCGTTGAAAACGCTTGTCTGTTGCGCGAGGATCAGCGGCTAGTTGTTGCCACTGGCAACAGTTGGACAAAGAGTTATCGATTGCCGTTGAAAATCAGCAACGTCGAAAAGATTTGCTGGTTCATCGGTGGCAGTAAGCGTCGGTCGCTAAAGTCGTTGCTTGACTCTGTGCATTCGATCGGCAAAAAGCGAAGCCAAGGCTATGGCCGAATTGCCGAATGGCAATTTGAGGAAGTTGAACACGACTGGTCTTGGTTCGCACCAAGCGAGCAAGGATTGTTATTGATGCGTGTTCTTCCTTGGTGCGAAGAAATTCACAAGTTCATCGGTTGGAAGCGTTGGTGCGGTGGATTTTGCCCACCGTATTGGCATCCCGATAGATACATGGAGATTGCAGTTCCATGTTGATTCCGAGCGAACGACACACGAAAGATGATTTGCGATTATGGCAGGAACAAGCAGAGGCTGATTCTGTCCATGCAATGGATAGCGGTTTTTTGCGGCGATGCCAATCGGTTAAAGAAGCGATTCAGCAGTTTCATCGAAGGCCAAAGCCGTACTATGTCGCTACATCGTGGGGTAAAGACTCAGTGTGTTTATTGCATTTTTTTCGAGCGTTGAAATATCCGTGCAAGGTTGTTCATGTGCGGCAATTGGACAACGAAAATCCGCATGACGTTGACGTGCGAGATGATTTTCTGAGGCGGTTCGATTGCGATTACGAAGAAATCGCGTACAGCTACAAAGATTCAGACGAATCGTGGTTTCGCGATGGCAAGCCTGTGCGATGGTTTCAAGTGCTTCGCGATTTAGCGAAGCGGTATGGTATCCATGTGTCGGGGGTTCGCGCAGACGAATCGTCAACGCGGCTGCTCAGGTTTAAGACCTATGGTCTTGAGACACGGCATTCGTTCGCACCGTTTCACAGGTTTACCTGTGCGGACGTGTTTGCTTACCTAGCGTTGTTCGATTTGCCAGTGCATCCGAATTACGCGATGCAAGGCGGGGGCCGCTTTGAGCGGCAATGGGTGCGAACCAGTGCGATTGGCAACGAACGCGGACGCGGCATGAGTCGCGGCGCGTGGGAGCAAGAGTATTATGGTGACGTGCTGGCAAGAATGCAGGTCTTCGCGGGCGCTGGATTTACCACGGAGTTTAAGAGGGTGTGATGGATGTTATTTCTGGTCTGGTCATTGGTGGCGTTTTGTTGTGTGTCCTCGGTGCTGGTTTGGTGCTGTTGCCGAGTAAGTGGGTGGGTGGCTTTGCAAGAGGAAGAGAGGGAGTGAAATGCGAAAAAAGCTAAGTGAAATTCAGCCGGGTGAACGGTTTTATCGACATCGCGAGAGCGAGCCACGGGTAATGATTGGGCCATGCTTGGGCGGATGGGCCGTGCAGGATGGCAGGGATGGCAAAACTAAGACTCTCTATTTGTACGATGTCGGTGAGGTCGAATACGAAATTATCCCACCGACCCCCGAGCCCAACTATCGCCCATTTGCCAACGCAGCGGAGTTTGAGCCGCATCGGGATCGGTGGGTGAAGAAGAGCGGCGGGGCTTCGCAGCAGCGAATTTTGTGTACGTACCGCCCTCAACGCTATCAACGGGGGCAAGTGTTAAGTGTAAGTGTCGAATTTACTACGGAGTAAAGTGTATGGATGAATATAGACAGCGGCCCGAAATAAACGTTTCGACGCTCGTTTACGGTCTGCATTCGATGCGTCGGCTGAAGCGGATTATCGACGAACCGCCACACGAACCAACGGACGCGATGCAACTAGGGACGGCAATTCACTGCGCGATTCTGGAGCCGTCAAAGTTCCAGGCTAACTATGTTTGCATGCCAGCGTTTCACCTCGATAGCGCAAATGTTACCCAGGGCGGCAAGCAAACGAAATCGAAGGCCACCAGCTATTACAAAGCGATGGTCGAGGAATTTGAAAAGGATAACAGCGACAAGATAATTCTATCTGAATACGACATGCACCGCATTATCCGATGCGTTCAAGAGGTTGCGGCGAAACCCGGGCTAAGCAACTTGATCGACTCATGCCAAAAGGAAGTTGAGCTGTACGGCGAAATCGACGGCGTAGCTTGCAAGGGCCGCGTTGACCTCGTGCGTGATGGCTACCTGGCTGACCTCAAGACTACGAACGACGCTGAGCCGAGAGCATTCGGGCGCACGTACGGAAACCTCAACTACTCGTTTAAGCTGGCATTCTATCGAGAGTTGGCGGATCAAAACGGATACCAGATCGAGTCGGTGCAGGTTATCGCACAAGAAACAAGCGGCGACTATGACACGGTTGTTTACGACGTGCCTCCGCTGGCTCTCGATGTTGCATTTAGAAAAGTGCGGTCAGTGCTGGCACAGTATCAAGAATGCAAGGCGTCGGGCGTTTGGCCTGGCGTCGACGGTGGAAGTGCATCGATGTTGGTTTACTTGCCGCCGTGGGAGTTGGAAATTGAAGACGATTTAGAGTGGTCAGACACGAGCGACCAGGAAAGTGAAGAGGTGATTTGGTGAGTGATGACAATTGGATTCTCGCAACGGTAACGCCAAAGTCGGACCAGCTAAACGCGGACGATCTTATAAGCGGCCCCGTGTCGGTAACGGTCACAGGCGTAAAGAAAGGAAGTGCCGAGCAACCTGTATCGATTGAACTAGCTGGCTACGACGGGCGACCATATAAGCCGTGCAAGTCGATGCGGCGAGTGCTGATTGCGATTTGGGGCGACACACCGGCTCAATGGGTCGGTCGGTCAATGACGTTGTACTGCGATGCTGAGGTGCGTTTCGGTGGGATGCGTGTCGGCGGTATTCGTATCAGCCACATGACCAACATCGACAAGGCTCACTGCTTACTGTTGACGGCAACGCGCGGCAAGAAGACCGAGATTACTATTGCGCCGCTGCAACTCGACACTACAACACCAGCACAGCGAGCACGCAACGCTATTGACTTGGCACGCAAAGCTAAGTCACTCGATGAACTGCTGCGGCTAGAAGATGGAGTCAAGAAAGTGCTGCCACCTGCTGAGGGCGAGAAAGTGCTAGCTGTGATTCGAGAGCGTGCGAAGGAGCTGGCCGAATGAACGCAAAGGAATTGGCAGCACTGGTCAACGAGATGCGAAACGCTCAGAAGGAGTTTTTTCGCACTCGGTCAAGCTCGGCGATGGATCGGGCCAAATCGCTAGAGAAAAAGGTTGATTTGGCGTGCAAGGAATTGTTGGATCAGCCGCAATTATTCTAGTTGAAGACATTCGGAATTATGGACTGCGAGAGCCAATCAAGCTACTCCACGGCAAGTTTATGGCGGCTACAAAGGCTCGGGCTAAGGAGCTGGCGGCAAGTTGATACAACTGGCGTGGCTGGGCAATGTAAGACAAAAAGGTTTTCACTCGGGAGCAGCAACCCGAATCTGTTTGCTGCACACAAACGCGGAGGATTAAATTATGAAACGTGCAAAGTGCCTATTGAAGTCGATGAGTCCCTATTCTCAGTCAAAGTACATCAGTGAAAAAAAGACGCGGGACGAAACGCACCAAGTGTTTGAGGAACGCTCGTGGCATTTGCGGTGCCATTTTAACGACGCTGGCAACGTCTACATTCCACCAATGTCGTTTAAGAACTGCCTGAGTGAAGCGGCAAAATACAAATCAATTCAGATTCCAGGTAAAGGCAAGTCAACGTACACGAAGCACTTTGAGGCAGGGGTGCTTGTGGTCGATCCACTTGAACTGGATGTGACCAGGGAAACATTGCAAAGCGAATGGCTGCACGTTCCAAGCGATGGGCGACGGGGCGGCACGACGCGTGTAGAGAAATGCTTTCCGCTCATTCCATCGTGGCAGGGGACGGTTGAGTTTCTGATTCTCGACGAAATCATCACCGAGGAAGTGTTTACCGAGCATTTACGGGATGCCGGTTCGTTTATTGGGATCGGTCGATTTCGCCCACGAAACAATGGCTTTTACGGTCGGTTTACCGTCGAAAAAGTCAACTGGAGTTAGCGTGTCGCGGGACGCGGCGGGGCGAGGCTCGGCGAGGCATGGCAGGGCACGGCTGGGCATGGCGGGGCAAGACAAGACAAGGCAGGGCGAGGCGAGGTTTTTAATCAATCAAACAGAATGGGGTTAACGCAATGGAATTT